CGACACCCTCATCCTCACAGCGGAGCATCTCTCCCTTGCCGCGCAGATGGTCACAGACCTCGAACCTGACATGCAATATGTCTTCTCTAAAATCGGGAAGACAGAAGACAGTCTCTACGTCGAGCGGCTTCTTTACTATGTCCAGGTGCGCGGCGGCTGCGACTACCGCGAAGCCTATCGCCATGTGCATCAGCAATTCCCGAAAATTCAAGACTTTGAATCCATCATTACCGGCGCTATTCGCAGTGGCTACCTTATCCTCCAGCAAAAACCGGGGACAAATCAAATGTGGCTTTATCCGGGCGAAGCGATGAAGGCCGCCGAGGAAGAGCAAGAGGCATGAAAATGGCGGCAATTTGCCGCCCATAAATCCCACCAATTTCCACAACTAAGCCGCTGAGGTGTCCACTATCCCCAGCGGCTTAGCCATGCTCCGGTTAGAGAATCCTTGAAATACTTCCCCGCATGGTCCCGATGCCGAGGAACATCAGGATGCCGAGAATGGATTCTGGAATCTCCACCCCGAAGGCCTGGGCCAGCGAAACCGCCGCGCCGATAAAAGCAATAATATAAGTCTTCTTTCCTTCAAGACTCTTCAGCATTTCAAATCTCCTTCCATCAGACAAGTTCAAAATGAGGGCTGTCTGTCTCCCCTTTTTCGTGAGGGATGCCGTCCCGATCCCAGTCCCCTCCCCAACGAATAGTGATGTTTAGTTCTCTGGAAGCTTGAAGCATTGCGGAAGCAATTTCCTTGAAGGCTTTGAGATTGTCCCATTTGAGAGGCACCGGGCCGAGATCAACCGCATGGCCGAAGCCGTTAGGTTGCTTGCGATGCTTGGAGGAGAGAGGATTGCGCAGCCAAGTCACCTTGGCAACACCCGGCTTTGCATATTCCACCGGAACCCCCGCCGCGCGGCATTGCTCTACCGTCCGACCCTTCCCCCAATTCTCCCAGCACTTCTCATCAGATCTTACCCCCTCAATCACCATGAACTCTTTGCCATAAAGCTCAGCGGCGCGATCAACCACCTGCACCAGTCTCGGATTTACTCCATCTAATCTAGTTGAATTTTTCATCGCTTTTCCTCCTAAAACATCTGAAGCATTGCGCCAGCGACTGCCGGATTGGCTACAGTATATTCGATGACAATAATTCCATTACCCCCTGCCCCTCCTAGATTTCTACCACCTCCACCTCCGCCTCCAGCCATTCCCCCATTGCCGCCATCTCCAAGACCTCCGGTGTATGAAAGCCCCCCGCCACCACCGCCACCACCAGCTCCATAGCTTCCATATTCCGTGCCGCTGCCACCAGCGGCTCCGTTTCCTGGGGTGAAAGGCCCTGTAGTAGCGCCCCCTCCGCCGCCGCCGCCAGCTCCACTAGTCCCCGCCGTGCCATCAGGACTACCGGAGTCTCCGGGACCACCAGTCCCCCCAGCACCACCACTATAGGACAAACCACCAGCGCTGCCTGTGCTAGAACTCACAGCTGGAGCGTTCCCCCCTACGCCACCGCCACCGGCACCTCCGAAAGAACCACTACCTGCAGCCCCGGCACCTCCTACCCCTAACCCAGAACCAGCAGAGCCTCCGCCTCCTCCAGACAGTCCGATGAAAAGTCCATCACCACCGGCTCCTCCGTTATTTCCAGTTGTGCCAAATCCACCACTCCCCCCGGCTCTTCCGCTTGACCCGCACTTACCCCCTACAGCCTTCACCCCTGCCGCCGAACTTCCAGGAGCCGTGTTAGTGGAAGTTCTGGTAGAACTATCCCAATTAAACCAAGTATCCCCTCCATCAGTCGCGCCGGAAACAGTATCCCCAGCGGTGCCCCCAGCTCCTATTTGGTAGTAAACCGTCGCGTTAGCTATTAAGTTTAAAGAACTCTGACGAAACTCGCCGCCACCTCCTCCGTCGTATTCGACACTGCTCCCGCCAAAAGCTTCCCCGCCAGCTCCCCCTGCAATACAGGTAACCGTAGCTGCCACAGACCCATCCACATCGATAGGAAGGGCTGTAGAAGTCCCACTCGTCAGAACTAGAGTAGCCGTAGTCATTATGCAAGCCCTTCCGGGAAGACAAACTCCCCTGCTTCCCAGACCATGCCGGACTGACAAACCTGCCCAGCCATCACCTCTATCAGAACACAATTCTCTGGGGCTGGGTCAGAAAGTTTCGCTATGATAACATTCTCAACCTGCTTCCAAGGCCCCCGGCATACAGCTACAACAGGCATCTTACAACTCCAGTGCGTAAGCTACAACGTCCCACTTTGAAGTGGAAGAGTTATAAATCATTCCATAGACATGGGTCTTTCCTGCGGTCGTCGCGCCGATCAACCCTGTGTTGAAGGCAGTGTAGATCGCATTCCAGGAAACCGTCCTCGAAGAACCATTGTCCTTAATCCGGAGGATGAGTTTCTGGCCATCTGTCGGAGTGCCGGACGGCGCAGCGACTGTAATCCCTCCAGTCAGCCCGAGCATCGTAAAGACGTCAGCAGTGTCCCCTGTCGGGGTTAAACTCCCCGAAGTCCCTCCCGCTGGCATAACCCTTTGAGTAATTCTCTTGTTCGTCAGAGTCTGCGTGTCCGAAGCGCCGACAATCGTCCCGCTGGGAGCAGTGAGACTAGTCCCCCAGGCAGAGCCAGTGGAAACCGCAATCCCGGCTCCGGGGAAAGAGGCAACAGTCGCGGCGATGGAAATGCTCCCAGCGCCGTTCGTAACCGCGATCCCAGACCCAGCCGTGATGTTGGCAACTGTATACCCACTGCCATTACCAATAGGAATCCGCCCATTCGCCGGGACAGTGGTAATCCCCAAACCACCCGAGGCCAAGGCCAGAGGCATTGTCAGCGTCACCGCGCCGGTGACAGCCAGTGTCCCGCCGACTGACAGATTACTCGCCAGCGTAACCGCCCCGGTTACTCCCAGCGTCCCGCCAACCGTAGCATTCGCACTAACCGCCGCGCTTACTGACGAAAACGCTGCAACATTCGTCAAGTCCTTAGCGTTCCAGTCCATCGCCGCCGAAGGCTTGCCTTGATTGTCTCGGGTCAGACAATTCGAAAGCCCTGTCGCAATGTCATTGATGACTGTGTTGTAATAAGTCGGATTGATCACAGTCCCGCCAACCGCCGGGAAGTTCGGCGCGGCAGAGGGGGTGAAATTACCTGAACCGTCAAAGGGCATTTCTAGTCTCCAGAGATATAATTACGGATAGCCGAGGTAGTCCCCTGACGAACAGCCTTCTCCGCCAGCCCTTCCGGGATCGGACGCTTGGCTGTCAGGATGGCTTGGACAACTTGCTTCACGCCTGGGGTATAGAGTGGCGCGCCTGCTGCTGCCGCGCCTCCAACCGTCAAGAAGTGCAGCCCCAGAGACTTCAACACATTGATATTCTCCGGAAGAGTCTTCGAGCCGAGAATCTTTTGTCCCGCCAGTGCATAATCCTGCTCAAAAGCCTTCCCTTGTGCAGCCTTATTCCTCCGGATTGAGGTATCCTGCATCTTCACTTCTTGAGCGTATTGGCCAGGAGAGTAAATCCCCTGATTCTGCGTAGCCCGGTTCGTCGCGCCCTCGATCCTTGTCAAGTGTGCCCAGCCACTTTCCACTTTCTTCAACTCTCCGCCAAGCTTTGGATCATTCCGCTCGACGAGTTTCCGCATCTGGCGGATCATCTCGTCAGCCTCCCGAGCCATATCAAGGGCAGCTGTATCTCCTTGATTCTCCGCACGGGTGAGCCAGTTTTCTTTCAGAGCCCGCAAGCGAGTGACAGCTTCTCGATAGCCCTCTCCACTAAGTTGTCCATTCGGGCCGGTGAACTTCTGCACCATCGGAAGAACTTCCTCCCGATAGAGTTTCATCTGCTCGGGTTTCTTTACCAAAGTCTGGCGAAGGTTGGCCAGATGCTCATTCCAGGTTTTATCCGTGCTTCCACTAATCTGCGGAAGGATGCGGTCATATTCATTGCTCAAAGCCTGATGCACCACCGCATTGCCCTTCATGCCAGCTTCTTCCCCTACAGGAAGCTTCTGCCCAATCCGAGCCATAGCCCGCTCAAGGTTCCTTGTCCCGTAACTCTTAATGGAGTCAGAAACTGCCCCCATAACTCCAGGAGTATCCCGGAAAGCTTCCTCCAGATGCCCGGCCCCCATGCGCTGCATAGTCGTGAGGTTTGTCCCGCGAGGGTTCAGGATAGAAGACGGCGCGAGAGCGTCGAGGGCTTGCTGTGCCTCGGTCGGGAGGAAGCCCCGCGCGCCTTTAGCAATCCCCCTGCCCATCAGAGCCGAAGCTACGCCTTCAATACCCCCGCCCAAGGCACTGCCATCATTCTCCATAGCCCCGCGCCCGACGCCATAAGCAGCATTAGCCCCGAGGTCAGCCGCCAAAGCTGTCGCCGTTCCACCGCGCGTCAGCACCGGAGCGTAAGCCTTCACCGCATCTGGCAGAGCCGCTAAGCCCTTGGCAAATCCCGCCTCCATCCCCATGACAGGGGTGATTGCTCCGAGGATATCACCAGCCATTGCAGATTTCGGATTCCTTCGGCTAAGGATACTCAGCTCCCCGTCCCCAAGCCGATCTATCGCCCCCAAAGTCGCGGAGTTGAGATAGTTCCCAATCCCTGCTGCTACCGGATTATCTAGCCCTTCGCTCAGCGTTCCCTCGATCGCATTGGTCGGGACAGATGCTGGCTGCAGGGTAGTGTTAATCTCCCCCGCTCTCGGATTGTTAAAGTGCTCCACCCAGGCTTTAGCCGCCGGATCATCCTGCGCCACTTGCGGGGCATTCGGCATGTTCTCCGCCAGCACCCGATTCAGTATGAAGATATACGCAGGCAGCGTCAACGACCCGCGCTCAATCTTCGCGATCTGGGCATTGAAAGCTGCTTGGGCTTCCGGGGGGATAGTTCCGGCTTTGGTCAGTCCCGTAGCCGGGACAAGTTCCAAGGGCTTCTCGACCGCGCGAGACTGCTGATAAAGTTCCTCGATCTGCGCGCGGGCAGCCTCCGGGCCTTTTGAGGTATCCACCTTCGCCAGCATATCCGGACGATAGATCGGCGCAGACTCAAGGTAAAACCTCCGCACCGCTTCGTCGATCTGGAGTTGCCCAGCACCAGAGCGTTGGAGCGCAGCTTTAATCTCCGTGACAGCGCGATCTTGCTTGTCGAGCAAAGAACCTGGAGTGTCGAAGATATCAGGGGCTACACCGTCCAGTGTGCGCTCAAACTCCTCCGGCTGGAATGCCGCGCCTGAGGCAGAGTAAATCGCTCTTTGAGTGAAGCTGCGAAGATTGCGCTGAATGATCTGCCGCGCCTCTTGCGTCTTTGGATTAGCCGTTGCGGCGCGAAGAGCCTTCCCAGGAAGAGTATTCCCAAAAAGCCCATCAGCAATAGTCTCGCCTACCCCCGGCTTCCAGGCCTCAGGGACTTTCTTCAACTGTTCCTGAATCCGACGCATGTCGTCAATCATACCAGTGGCAAGGCCGACATTCCGCTGTTCAGTCTCCCGAGGATCACCACCCCCAAGCAGCTTATCCCGGACAATCTCCTGCTTTACGGTAAGGGCATTTTTCTGGTTCGTGAAGGTCTTTCCTCTGATATCCAGCTCAGTGACCTTATCAGCCTGCTGTCTATCCTTACGCGGGGGGATAGGAGCAGGCCGAGTAACCGGAGTAGCGACCGGGGGGTCCCAGATAATGTCATTCGGATTAGTTTGCATCTTCGATGCTCCCGTCGCTGTAAAGGATAACTCTTTGGCCGTTGGCGCGGCGACCAGTGCGGACAACTCTCCGTTCTGCCGGGCCTCTCAGCGGCTCGCCCCCGCTCGGAGTATAGCCATACCCTGCCGCAGCGCTGGCCACTTGCGCCCCTGCCGCCACTCTTGGCTCGTTAATAACCGGCTGGCCATTCGGCCCCAACACCACATAAGCGTTCGGGTCTTGCGGAAGAATCTGCCCAGGAGTAGCAGCGCTCAAATCCACAGCCACCCCATTCACATCCCTCATGTGGGTATTCGGCAGCGCAATGGGTGAAGCTTCTGCGTTACCAGTGTCATCAATCATCATAGTTCGCATTTCTCTGCGACCAGTCTCTGGATTATCCCACAGAGTTTGAATAGGCTTCTTTCTCGTAGCACCTACAAGACTTGACTGATGTGCAGCCTTATAGGGCTCCAAAGCCTCCTGCAAAAGAGGATTGCCTTGGTATTTTTGGACCAACTGCTCCGGAGTCATCCCTGCAGCATCAGTATAAAACCCGCTCAAATCCTCGTTATACCGCTGCTTAATCTCCCCAGAAAGTTCATCCTGCTGCCTGTCCACCTTATCCGCCATTCGTCTTCCTGCCCATGCTTGGGCAATCGAAGCAATCGGCTGCAGCCACGAAGTTGCATTATTTCCTGGCCCGGCCAAGCCTTTTTCCAGCAACGCTTGGGCCAGAGCCTGCCGCCTCTCCAGCCTTCTCTGCTGGCTCTCAAACCCCGTCGGGATGACGATCTTTGTCTGATTCACTGACGCAGCCATTAGACCAACCTTCCGTAATTCACTGCCTGGAAGCCGCTCGGGAGGGTGAGGACAGCTTCAGGATAAAGCTTTTCTACCTCATCGGCCATGAAGCCGATTCTTGGGGTCTTGTCCCAGAGGTAGTTGTAGAGATAAGCCATGAGACCATTGCCGGATTTACCGATGGGCTTTACCCCTTCCTTCAGTCTCCGATCCGACATTATCGCCGCGCTGCCAATCCCTGCCAGCCCACTCAAGAACCCACCTTGCGACTGCATCTGTGCCTGATACTGCGCCATGGCTGCATTATACTGATCCTGCGTGGACTGGTAAATCGGCGCGGGGGTGATATTACTCCCAGCCGTCGCATTCCCGAAAGTCGGAATCGTTGCCTGATTCCCCGTCCTCAGCGCATTCAAAGTATTAATCGGATCATTCCGCCCGAAGGATTCTGTCTGCAGCGCTTGACCCATGGCTTGATTGTTGAACTGTTGTGCCGCCAACCCTTGCGAGAAGTTCGTCTGGGCTGCTCTAGCCGCAGCTTCCTGCTGCGCAAGGTTCTGCTGAAACTGCTGATTCTGCGCGGCATTGGCGATCTGGGCACTTGTAGCCCTCTGCCCGAAAGTCGCATTCCTCGCGTCATTCGTGAAGTTCCCGGCGGAGATCGCCTGGTTAATATCCATCCCACGGAGGTTCATGGTGTTGTTGAACAGCGCTTGCTGCTCCGCATTCCCTGCCAGCAACGCTGCGATTCTCAGATCATTCTGCTGCTTGTCGAGGTTCTGCTGATCCCAGTTATTCGCCTCGCTCCCGCGGAAAATCCCTTGATTAGAGTTCCGTGTCTCGAGAGTTCGTTGATCCCTCTCCATCGTCGGCCGCAATCTCTCAAGCATCGCATTGGTGATGCGATCTCTCTGGTCCATGTAGTCGGTGGTGGACGGCGCGGCAGTCACGCGGGAGAAGTCATATTGATCCTGCAGCCCAACCGTTCCCGGCCCGCCCTGAACACTCAGGCTCGTCGGAGCGATCGTGCCGCTGATCTGCCCCGGTGTCGCCACTGTCCCCGGCATATACTTCGAAGTATTAATCGGCTTGGCGAATGCATCCCTGACATATCCAATCCCTTCCTGCGCAGTCTTATTCAAATCCTGCGAAATCCGCATGTTCTGATCATAGAGAACTTGCTGATCAGGGCTGAGGGTTGTGGTTGCTGTCGCTCGCGGGATCATCGTGCCATCGGGCAGCCGATAGCCTTCCCCGTAGGTATAGGTCAGGCTCCCGTTCGGGCCGACCTGATCCGCTTGATTGAGATAATTCGTCGCAATGGCCGAATTAACATTTGCAGTGCCTTGCTCCCTCGCGGCCGCTGCATAATCAGGGGGAGTTGGAGCCTTGGGCTTTGACATTCGCTTTATCCTTCAAAGATAGCCATTTGCACTTATCCTTCTCCAGAGTGTAGAGAAGTAAATCCCCTTTCGGGCAGGCATCTTTGAGGGTCGCCTCAAGACTAAAACCAATATGCTCTATAAACCTCCGGCAATCTGCATTCGTAGAATAAACCGGAGAGATTATCTTACTTACTTTCAACTGTTCAAAGGGGTAGAAAAAGGAGAACCAGAGAAACTCCCTATTCAACCAATCTTTCCCTTCCCCTGCACAGTGCATCATAACAGAAGCACCGTTATACTCTGCATAGTAACAAGCCGCTACCGGGCCTTTCGCATCGTCGAATAACCCAACTGTGTGCCCTCTCCCTGTAACCCAGGTGGAATCAGTCCTCTCCGCAAACCAAGGTCCGAAGATATGATCCCACCCTGTAACAACATGCTTCACAGAATCCCTGCTGGTCTAATCGCGAAGTTCGTCGAGGTCCAAGTTACTGAGGCAACGCTTGTCGTGACTTGCATCCCGAATGCATGTAGATAACCAAGATCATTCGGGACTGTCAACCACTTTGATTCGACAGGGAGCGCGCCGGCGTCCCATAGGGCTGTGCCCCAGAGGCCCGTTCCCCAAATCCCGCCGCTGCCAAGAGCGCTGAAACCGATCTGGGAAGACCCACCAAAAGCCTTGAAATCCGCGTCAATGTGGAGAACCAGCGTCGCGGAGTTTGCAATCGAGACATTAGGGCGGAGAAGAGCAATTTGCTTCTGTCCTCGATACCCCATGTCGTGATAGGCCTGGACGACTGTGCCGTTGATCGGGTCTCCGGCGTCCGCAGTTCCTTGCCAAGCCTTGCGCAGTGTCGTGCCGCCTGCATAATAAAGATCATCGTTGAAGACGCACCAGCAAGAAGCGTCCCAAGACAAGAACCTACACCAGGATTTATTCGCGACATTCATCACATACTGATATGAGACAGTATCCGATGACACTGGGATATTCGTCACAAGAAGATCAGCGGCTTTGTAATGCACCACTTGCCAGCCGAAGTTCGTCTTGTAATCCGTCGCGGCAGCCTGCATTGCGCCATCGATCTTGTAACTAATCGCTTCTGTCTTTTCCACAGCTGTTGATTGCAAAAACTTCGTCAGAGGGAAGAGCCCGCGAAGATTAAGATAAAGCAAATCCCCTCCGAACTCGCAGAAAGGTTTCTTCCCCAGCGGGGGGCCAATGTCATAAACCCCGAGCAAAGCCCAGGTGGTAGAACTGCTCGGATCAGTTCCTGCATAGACTGCCAACTCTCCTTTTGAAGTCACAAAGACGAAGTAGTCATCAGGCCCGCGGCCTGAATCCACCGTCCAAGTTCCCATTGCGACCAGACTCCCGCCTTGCTTGAAGAGCGGCCCGACAGGGAACTGGGTCAATGCGCCGGAAACAGCATTTGTGGCAAGATACCAAAGGTTCAGAGAATCCTTCTCGATGAACCAAAGGCGGTATTTGTGCATGTGGACAGAGGCGAGACTGGAAGTCGCCAAGCCTGTGATGGCTGGGACACTGACGCCAGTAATCGTCGTCCAAGTAGCCCCGTTATAGAGTTTGAGGTTGTCCACACCATTGACTGCTACGAGGTAACTCCCGCCGGAATTGGTGAAGTTCGTTGTAATCCATTCCCCGTTGGTGCAGGTAGCCGCCGCCGCGCCAATCGCCCCGGGGACGGTTACGTCATAAATCCCGGCTGCAGTCGAGGCGAAAAGCCTACTCGCTGTGGGACTATTATAAGGCAGAAAACTCCGGATATTCGCAGCAAACCCAGTAGACCATTCCGTAGAGCCTTTTCGAAGCTGAACATCGACAATCCCTGGGACGAAGTTATCCATCTGCAGCGCATCAGTCACCGGCATTGCCGCGATATTCCCGCGAGCATTCCAGCCACCATACGGTGCGGGGTCTTGAGAAGTCCTAGTAGTTGCTTCTTGCACCGGGCGAGGTTGCTGCCCTGCGCGCCTAGAAAGAGCCGGACCGCCGCGCATTAGACGTTCCAGCTACCGGCCGGGACGAAAATCCCAGGAGTGATGCCGAACTGCGGAGCGCTGAGATTGATCCTCGGCTTGGCCTTATCCTTTGCGATGTAGTTGTTCAGGAGATTCCAGAAAGCTGTCTCATCTGCCTGGTAAGGCAGGCCTTTGATTAGCTTCCAGCGATAACTCAGAGCCTTCCCGAGGATGTTGTCAGGAAAGACAAAGGTATCGGTGTCGAGGGTGATGGCTGCCTTCCGCGCGCCAGTTGAACCATCAATCGTCAGCCAAGAACTCACATACTCAAATGCAAGATTGCTCAGCGGGGATACCGGAGTGGGGTTCAAAAGAATATGATCCCCTCTGAACCTGAACTTATAAAAAGGCCCTGGATTCGGAAGGGCCTTAATCTCCTGCCATTCCGTCGCATTCAATGGCCCATACACCGGCCGCTTCAGCGTTCGATCGAAGAAAGTCTCCGTGATCATCCACTGATACCCACTCGGCGCGAGGGTTGTGATAGCCCCCTGATCCTCCGCAGCTATCGCCGTAAAAGTTGCCTCAACTGTCGTAGTGTTATACTCCGACTGCGTGGCCAGCTCATCCAGCTGCTCCTGCAAAATCGCAACGAGCTGGACAACTGTCGTATCCTGACTCCCGATAATGCTCGTGGGCACATTCAGGGCGTTGACACGACAGTGTTGCTGGATGAGGCTAAGCGCAGTCATTAAGCTTTCTCCGAAACCTTAGCGGCGCGGAGTTTCTGCAACTCGTCCGCTTGAGTTTTATTCTGAGCCTTAAGAGCGTCAATCTCCACGCGGAGACTGGCCAGTTCCTCTGAAACCTTCCCGCCGTTGGACTGGGTGTCCAGCCAAGCTTGGGCTCGGGATTTCAGTGCTCTTCCCCCCATGCCAATGCGGGAAACAGCTTCTTCATTCATTGCTGCCACATCTTCAACCGAGCGGATATTCGCATCGGTCAGCATACGCAATTGCGCGGGGGTGAGCCCGGCCCAGTTTCTCAACGGAGTGCCAAACTCTGGGTCTTCTTGGTTCTGCTCGAACCGCTTCAGCGCATCGGTGTAGAGATCGGGCCAATTCGCAGGGATTCTCTCCTGCCTCACACCCTCTTGAAGACCTTCGATCCACTCACTCGCAGGCTTCTCGACCTGATCCTTCGAGCCGACTGGCGTGACAATCGCATAAACCACATCCTTCGCGACGTAGTGCCCCGCCTCAATGCTCGCATCTCGATCCTCGACTGCCCGAACTTCAAACCTCACATAAGGAGGGCGGGGAGAGTCAGCCATTGATAATTCCTTTCAGCAGGTTGGTGAACCGGGGGAGGTCAGGGAGAGGGCCCTCCCCCGGTTCTAGTTCAGTTAGGTAACCTGTCCCTGAGCAAACGGACGATTCACATGCGCGACGTTGTAGTAAACAGTCGCGTTGTTGTAAGTCGCCGTGACAGTGCCCGCAATAGCGGCGGTTGAGACTGCCGACATTGTGACGCGAGTGCCGCTGGGATCAATGTCCGTAACGGTCGCGCC